GTAATATCTTATTAACGACCAAATTTTAGGAGAAAAAAATGACTGCAAATAATTTAGAAATTTTACCAAACTGTGGCGTTGTCGCTGTTGCTAATGCTTTAGGTCAAGATGCTGAAGTTATGATGGACAGCTTTAGAGAAGTCTTTAGGCTGTCTGGCAGATGGCAAGGGCGGACTAGCGTGACCAAGATTTCCAAAATGTTGCGTTTATGGGACAGGCCAAACAAGGTAAAAAGAACATCTGGATACACTCTTGAGCGTTGGGTTGAGATGGAGACTATCAAGGGTCGCCCTTATATTGTCCGCACAGGAAACCATTTCCAGTATGTTCTTGATGGGATGGTGTCAGACCAGCATATGACAGTGCATATCTCAGAGTTTCATTGGAAGCGTAAGCGGGTGACTCATGTAATAGAACTAAAGGAGGTGGCATGAGCCACCTTTTTACATCTTGCGAGGTGTTGCAATGATTGATATAATTCGCAGCATAAAGGGGCTACCATTCATGGCCTGTCTCCGTATGCTAAGATTTGGTCGTTTTAGCGATGTGAAGGGGTGCGGTTTTTATCATTTTCCGCATCCCTTTGCTTTTTAATTTTATTAAATGCGGGGAAAATAGATGATAATTCATGGCGACTGCTTAACTGAAATGCAAAGGCTGATTGATGACGGCGTACAGGTGGACGCAGTAGTGACCGATCCACCATATCACCTGACATCTATTACAGACAGGTTCGGCAAAGAAGGCTCCGCACCAGCGCAACATGGAACTGACGGGGCTTTTGTTAGGGCATCAAAGGGTTTCATGGGCAAAGAATGGGACGGGGGAGACATTGCATTCCGTAAAGAGACATGGACGTTATGTTTAGAATTACTGAAGGCGGGAGGACACTTATTGGCCTTTTCTGGAAGTCGCACCTACCACCGCATGGCGGTAGCAATAGAGGATGCAGGGTTTGATATTCGTGACCAGATCATGTGGATATATGGTTCTGGCTTTCCAAAAAGCCTGAATGTTGGCAAGTACGTTGATAAAATTGAGGGAAATGAAAGAGAATTTGTAAAACACGAAACTAGAGATATGAGGCCAAGCAATTCATTCGGGGGCGGCGCACAATCAGTTATCAGAACAAGGACAGTAACAAAAGGGCAAAGTGATTGGGAAGGCTGGGGAACAGCATTGAAGCCAGCCCATGAGCCTATAGTGCTTGCAAGGAAGCCAATATCAGAGAAATCGATAGCAGATAATGTGATGAAGCATGGCACAGGGGCGTTGAATATTGATGGGTGTAGAATAGAACTAATAGATCATTCAGAAGATCATGAACTAGGCAGATACCCAGCAAACGTAATACACGATGGGCTGAAAGAAGAGTGGGCTAGATACTTTTACTGCCCAAAGACATCCACAGAAGAGCGTAACACTGGACTAATCGGCAGAGAGGCTGGTCAATATAGTTGTGATGGCAGAAATAAACAAATTGAAAACCCATATCAACGTAATCAATCAGTGGCGCGAAATACGCATCCCACAGTCAAGCCCGTAGATCTTATGAGATATCTATGTAGGCTTGTGACACCCAAGGGGGGAACCGTTCTTGATCCATTCATGGGCAGTGGGTCAACAGGACTAGCCGCAAAGACAGAATGCATGGAGTTTATCGGCATAGAACGGGAGCAAGAATATTTTGACATAGCCAATGACAGAATAAACAAGACATGGGTTCAACCAGATATGTTTTGACTTTCAATGGCTAGGCGTTGCTTTATTTTTTTAAGAAACTGGTGTATTCGTTAATTAATAGATAATTTTCGTGGTATCTTAAAAAAGGACATAAGATGGTAAAGCCTAAAAATCCTGTGGGTAGACCTAAAAAGAAAAAACAATCAGGTAAATCACAAAAAAATCCTGTTGGCAGACCAAAAACAGCTATAGATTTAGAGGAGTTGGTTAGGATATGCCGCTTAAATTGCACCATGCCAGAGATTGCGGCTTTTCTCGACGTGCCATTACGGACGCTTGAGGATAGATACACCAAGGACAGAGAGGTCAGAGAGGCTGTTCAGAAGGGTCGAGAGTTGGGCAAGCTATCTGTAAGGCGTAAGCAGATACAGATCATGGAGGACACGGGCAGCGCAACTATGGCAATCTGGCTGGGTAAACAATTGCTAGGTCAGAGGGATAAACACGACATTGTGACAGAGGATAGATCTGATTCTGCTTTAGATGAGGCCGTGACAATGTTTGAAACGCTTTTGAAGGGCAAAAAAGATAAGTAGCATGAGGGCGGTGGCTGAAGCAGATAATCAGGTCATTGAACAACTAAACACTATCACCGCTAGGTTTGGGGTAGAGGATACCCATGCTTTCAGGCACATATTAGGCTGGCGTTCCAAGGCAAGGCAAAAACAAATCGCCCCAGATGGTAACTGGTCTATTTGGCTGATCTTGGCTGGCAGGGGTTGGGGCAAGACTAGAACAGGGGCAGAAGATATTGTTTCATACGCTATGCGGCACAGTAATGTCCGTTGTGGCGTTATAGCTCCAACTAGGCAGGATTTGAGAAGGGTGTGCTTTGAAGGGCCGTCTGGAATAGTCAGTGCGATACCCGAAGAGTGCTATTTAGACAGCGATCCGAATGCCTATAACAGATCTTCAATGGAAATAAAGCTATGGAACGGTTCGATCATTGAAGGTTATGCCGCTATAGAGCCAAACAGACTAAGAGGGCCACAGTTTCATCGCATCTGGGCAGATGAATTGGCCGCTTGGCGTTACACAGAAGCCTATGATCAGATGTTGTTTGGCCTAAGATTAGGGGAAAATCCACAATTAGTTATCACTACAACTCCACGACCCACAGACATAATAAGAGATTTAATCAAAAGATCGGGTTCTGATGTGTGTGTCACCTCAGGAACGACCTTTGAAAACTATGATAATCTGGCAGATTCAGCTCTACAGCAATTAGAGGAAAGATATGCAGGGACAAGATTGGGTCGCCAAGAGTTGTATGCAGAGGTGCTAGATGACACTGAGGGGGCTTTATGGTCTTACAGATTGGTTGAGCATAGCAGAATACAGCCAGAAGATTTGCCACAATTAAGGAGAATTGTTGTTGCGGTGGATCCTGCGGTGACAAATAATGAAAAGTCAGATGAAACGGGGATTATTGTGGCAGGAGTGGATTCTGCCAATCGATACTATGTAATTGAGGACGTTTCTGATAGAATGGCTACAGATGCGTGGGCAAGAACAGCCGTAGATTGCTATTTTAAGCATAATGCAGATAGAATAGTAGCGGAGGTGAACAATGGGGGTGATCTGGTAGAGAGTGTCATTAGAACGATTGATACCACAGTGCCATACACAGCCGTTAGAGCTTCACGGGGAAAAATTGTAAGGGCAGAACCGATTGCGGCTTTGTATGAACAAAAAAGAGTTCACCATGTCGGATTATTCAAGGAATTGGAGGATCAGATGTGTTCATATACTGGATTGCAAAGCAGTAAATCGCCCGACAGATTAGATGCTCTAGTATGGGCCTTGACTGAACTTAGCTCTCAATCGGGGCAAGCGTTTTGGAGAATAAGTTAATGGGCATTGCAGATTTTTTTAAAGGCATCATTCCATCACCAGAGACAAAAGAAGCACCTCAGGTTCTGATGAATTACGTCTCATCAACACATTATAGGAAAGATGATTTCCAAAGCTATTCGAAAGAAGGGTATCAGGAAAACGCCATTGTCTTTCGGTGTGTAAACGAAATAGCTAATGGAGCCGCAGCCATTCCTTTTCGTGCCTACCAAGGCGAGATTGAGTTAGAACAACACCCAATTTTATCTTTGCTAAAACGCCCAAACCCACTCATGGCAGGGGTAGAATACTTCCAAGCCCTGTATAGCTACCTTTTGCTGTCAGGAAATTCTTACGCCATTAGAAGTGATGTAGGCGGCATGCCAAGAGAATTGCACCTTTTACGCCCAGACAGAATGAGGGTAAAGCCAAGCAAAACCAGCATTCCAGAAGCATATGAATATATGCTTAATGGGAGGGTTGTAAAGACATATAGTGCTGACCCTGTTACGGGGCAAAGCGAAGTCAAACACCTAAAAATGTTTCATCCAACAGATGATTATTACGGAATGTCGCCTGTTGGAGCCGCAGCTATAGACATAGATAATCATAATGCAATCAACAAACACAATATTAGCTTGTTGAACAATGGCGCACGACCATCAGGTGCAATCGTGTTCAAGCCCATAAATGACCGTGGTGTGCCGATGCAATTGTCAGATGCACAACGCAAGCAGCTTTCAGACGATGTAGATTCCAAGTTCAGCGGCCCGACAAATGCTGGAAGACCGCTGTTGCTCGAGGGTGATTTTGATTGGCGTGAAATGGGATTATCGCCAAAGGATATGGACTTTTTACAACAAAAACACATGGCGGCAAAAGATATTGCGCTTTGTTTCGGTGTGCCAAGTCAGTTGATCGGAATACCAGACAGTCAGACTTACGCAAATGTGCAGGAAGCTAGACTGGCGTTGTATGAGGAAACAATCATTCCATTGGCAATGCGAGTGTGTTCAGACTTAAATGAATGGCTTGCACCAGCTTTTGGCGAAGATATTGAGATTAAATATGATTATGAGCAAATCCCAGCGATGACAGAGAGACGTCGCAGAATCTACGAAAATGTGGTTTCAGCGGTTAGGGAAGGTATTATATCAAGAAATGAGGCAAGGGAACGGTTGGGCTTAGAGCCAATCACAGGGGGTGATGATGTCTTCATCGCGGCTAATCTTTTTCCTTTGGGAAGCGCAGAGGTCGCACCAGCAGAAGGCACAGAGGCAGAAGAGGACGGAAAAAATGCTTATGGCGAAGATTACTTTGTTGATAGTGAATATAAGAGTGAAATTGAAAAGGATGTATTTACAACTGAGCAGGAAGCTGAGGAACGTGCGGAAGATATAGGTTGTTTTGGGACACATAGTCATGAGACGGCTGATGGCACGGTCTTTATGCCTTGCGCCAGCCATGCGGATTACAGAAGACTTACAGGAAGAGACTTAACAACGCCAAAGCAATCAAAAGAGCGTGTTGCCCGTGATGTGTTTACTACTGAAGAAGAGGCCGCAGAGAGGGCAGAGGTCATCGGATGCTTTGGAACGCACTTTCACGACACTGATAACGGTAGAGTTTATATGCCTTGTGCATCACACGCAGATTACAGACGTTTGACGGGTGATGATCTTACTACACCAAAGCAAGATCCAAGGTATGGTGAGGGCCAAGATGTTTTTGACACACAACCAGAGGCAGAACGCAGGGCGAGACGGCTTGGTTGTGAGGGAACCCATACAATAAAGGGGCCAGACGGTAATCATTATATGCCTTGCTCCAGCCACGCCATTTATTTGCGGGTTACGGGCAAAAAAGATGAGGACTTGGGTGATGATGCAAAGGCGGAATCAGACGTTGATACAAAACCTACTGAAGAAATGGCGCAAGAGGCCGCAAGAGGTCTTGAAATGCGACGAGAGTTCGGCAGAGGCGGAACCCAAGTTGGTGTCGCAAGAGCAAATCAGCTTGCCCGTAGAGAAAGGCTTTCCCCAAGAACAGTAAGGCGGATGCATAGCTTTTTCAGCCGTCATGAGGTTGATAAGAGGGCAGAGGGCTTCCGCCAAGGAGAGGAAGGTTATCCTAGTGCGGGTAAAATAGCATGGTTGTTATGGGGCGGTGACGCAGGGCAACGATGGGCAAGGCGTACTGTGGCACGGTTGGATAAAGAGCGAGATGAGAAAGCAGAAATCTTAGCCGTTATGATTCCCTGTTGTGATGATTGCGAAGATAAATCCAAATATGTTGAGGAAAAAGCCCCAATCAGCGCACGGACAAAGAAAACAATTGCCAATAAGGTCAAAGAACACAACGAAAAGCATGGGGACAAAAAGGGCAAGAGGGTTACGCAACGAATGCTTGAGGCTGTATTCCGTAGAGGTGTCGGAGCCTATCGCACAAACCCTGAGTCAGTTCGACGTAATGTGATGGGGCCAGATCAATGGGCAATAGCAAGAGTCAATGCTTTCTTATTTGCCGTAAGAACAGGTCGATTCCGCAGTGGAAAGTTTGATAGGGACTTGTTGCCATCAGGTCATCCATTACGCTCAAAAGACTAATTTATGGAAAATCATCGAAAAAAATCGCCGCAGGATGCCCACACAGCGGCCTCACGGGGTGCGGGTGGTACTCTGTACCCCCGAATATCTAGCAAATCGTCACGCAAACGTGTCGCCCCAGTAAAAGAGATACGAGAGCAGAGCCGAATAAGGTCGGGGTTCGAGAAAAAGCTCAATGCTCAACTCAGAAAATCTTTTCAACGCACTGGACGCATGGCTAGGGAGGAATATGAGAAGGTTGGGAGGCTTGTAAATACCCCAAGACAAAGCCAAGCAGATATAAGCAAAATTTTGATCAATCATTATCGGGCTGTAATAGATGAGTTTGGTCTGAGAATGGTGAGGGACTACAAGCAGGAGTCTCAATTTGAAATGATTATCAGAGATTATATCAATCGAGTAGGCGGTGACAGAATAGTCAGAATTAACAATTCTACATTGCAACGTATACGCAGGATTATTGTCGATGGAGAAAGGGAGGGCGTTGGGGTTGCTAAAATAGGCAGAAATATATTCGAACGGATGGACGGGGGCTTTAGCAAGAGAAGAGCCGCCACTATTGCAAGGACAGAAACCCATAACGCTGCGAGTTTTGCTAATCATCAGGTAAATGCCAGCTTTGGGATACCCAATCAAAAGAAAAGATGGGTGTCTGTAGCAGATCCCAGAACAAGGGGGCATCACGCTTCAATGAATGGCGTAGAGGTTGATATTGATGAGGACTTTATCGTTAATGGCAGACCTATGGGTTATGCTGGCGATCCCAGAGGCGGGGCTGGAAACGTAATAAATTGTAGATGTGTTATTCTGTACGTCACCCCAGATGATGAAGTATTTGTGGATGAGACAACCCCCGTGGCACAGAAGCCAATCAAAGAGCCATTGAAAGAGAGAAATAGGGGCGGTCGAATTGAGCCAACAGATCTCGCGCTAATTAAGGTTTTCAAAAGAAACGAGGTAGAAAAGCAACTAACAGAACAGTTGAGCGAAGCGAATGATGACCCAAGATATTTAAATCGGTCGGTAACACATTATCGAGGCGCAAAGAAAGAGATGTATGGCAAGGCAACTCTTGGCAAAAAAATAAGCGATGAGGGTGCTTCTGTAATCTTAGCATTAAAACGAGAAATGGATGACATTATGGATGCGGTCGATCTTCCACGGATTCGAAGTATACAGGTAAAGCCGTCCAAACGACACAATATGGCTATGGGCGATGGGATTTTATATATAAATCCAGAATATGTAGATAACTTGGTTTTGGGCAGTTCTTTGAAGGCGAGACAGGTAAAACCTGAAGATAGAGATAAGCGTTTCTTTGAGCTTGTAGATGAACAAGAAAGACTAACGATAGAATATAATGGAAACAAGGAGCGTATGACCGACATCATCACCGAAAAGTCATCATTAAACAGGGATGATTTTGATTCAATGAGTGATTATTTTGCCGCAAGTAATGCTTTGAATGATGAATACAAGAAATTGGGAAATAAAAATAAACGTCTATTTAGCAGAATAAATCAGGTAAGGGTCGAAAAAGACGCCTTTCTTGAGGGGTCGCAACAGTTACCTGTTTCAACTTGGACGCCTAATGACCCCATAAAAGACAGGCCGTTTAGCAGCAAAAATTATTTAGAAGATCCTCTGGATAGAATAAGGCACACCGTTTATCACGAAATCGGTCACCAAATTCATCAGACTTATAAGATGAAACTGAAAAAAGAGTTTGTAGGTTCTCCAAGACAAGAGCAGGGCTTAGAGCCTTTCTGGACACAAGTGGATCGCCCCCTCGATAAGTGGTTGGAACGCACCCAGACCAAAAATATTCTATATGGAGGCGGCAGTAAAGGGAATGTGGGCAACCCAGAAGTCGCAAAGCTAACTTGGTCTACCTATGGAAACTATAATGGGCATGAGTGGTTTGCAGAAAACAATGCTAATTACTGGAGGGGCGATCTTGAGAAAACCGACCCAAGATTTGTCACGATGATGGACAACATATTAAATGGAAGGGACATAGATGACACAAGCATTTCAGTTAGCGAGTGAGTTAGTCTTTAAGACGGGCGGGGATATGACGAAAGAGGAGATGGAAGAGTTTGAATTTTATGCTTTGGGATTCAGCTTTGAAGAAAAAGATGAAAAGGAACTGGATTTAAGAAGCGTGATAGAAATGAGACAGAGTAGGCCCGATGCAAAAATACATCGAGCCTGACGGAGTCAAAGTGTAGAAACCAAATCAATAGGTAGAAACCTCATAGCGTTTCCCGTTCTGTTGAATCCGAGCATGATACTTATGCATTTGCGGCTTGTTTCTGGAGCCACGCCTTTCAAGCATAGGCAACCATTTCTTAGCATAGCGAAGGCCAGAACGAATTTCCTTGTCACTATAATTAGGCAGGGCTTTTCTAATTTTGCCGAATGTATCAGCCCCTGCTTTTACTGCGCCTATTAAGTCCGCAGCAATCCGCCCTTTGTATGCCGCAGTTAACTTTGGTTTGGAAAATGGAATTTCAGTTTGTAGGGCTGGATGCACCTGTTGCAATAAAACAGAAGGTCGATCCTGAACAACGCAATCAGGGTGGCCTCTACGCAAGAAGGTTGGAATTTCTAAGTCATCAATCATTTTTTTCTCCTGTTGAATATTTGGTCGCAATGGGGCGGGGGCTTACGCCCCTGCCTTCCAGTTGGCTAGTTCCTCTAGCCCAAGGTAGCTGTCGTCACGCTTCACCAGTTGCATCTCTGTAGCAAGAAACGCTGTTGTTAGACCTTTTGCAATTAAGGCTTGGCGAACATTTTTTGTGTTGGCAACCATAGCATCAAACCTGTTCATAGCATCCGCCTGTTTGCCATATTCACGCACATCGAAACATTCTCCCTTGTGATTAAAAGATCTGAGTTCGTAAAAATAAGTCATCTGTTTCTCCTTTATCGGCGGGGCTGTTAAGCCGCCGCCTTGTAAAAATTTAAAGCATCTCTTTTTGTGTAAAGAGCAGGACTATGAATCGTGCAATTTAGACGCTCTTTATCCCAGCGATATACTTCCCACTGATACCATGACCCCATTTTTCTGGCGCACATTTCCCAGTTATCATCCAGTTTCCAATATCGGGTGTGAAACCTTCCGCCCCTTTTGCCGTGTTCTTTAATTAACTGCATTTTTGACTCCATTATGGGCGGGGCTGTTAAGCCACCGCCTTTACGTTTACAAGTGTGCGCTGGTGCAAGCACTGGATGTGATAGCCGCCAGCAAGGATTGTTGTGATGGTTACAAGGTGGTCGCCAATCTGAAACTCACCCTCATAGCCCTCACCGTTGTGCTTGATTTCAAAAGCAGGGATTTCAGTGATGCCCTTTTTTGTCAAAGCGGCAACGATACGAGCGTTACGCTTTTCAATAAGAGCCTCAACATTTTTGACGATGTAATCAGCAACCATCTGTTTGTTGCGACCATGAAAGATGTTGTACCATGTTTTGCCGCCGCATAATTCATGGAGCAAATCAGTTTCGACAGCCCAAAGAAGCTCACGGGTGCTTACGTCAGGATGACCATTTTCTTTGGCGGTCTGGTATCTTTCAGTCGCTTTAGGGTCAAACTCACGCAGGGCATCCATGCGACCCATAGCCCATGCCATCTGGTCTTCATGCATTTTTTTGTCGATGTCTGCGAAAGCGATTTTGATTTGGTCTAACATTTTGTATCTCCGTTTGATTTGGTCTATACATACATAATACAGGTTTGTTGTCAGGTGTCAACAAATAATAATTAACAAAATACCATTTTTTATCGTTATACAACAATGACTTACATAAACAAAATGCCACGAACTATCGCAAAATTAGCCTATGGGTTTAATTTGGCGTTTGTGCCGCTTTTGATTCGGGGTGATTCGGTTGCGTAAAAAACCGAAAGCGGTTATATTGAGAAAAATTGTGAGGTAATGATGCCGATACCTAAACCCACTTCTGGTGAATCAGAAAATGAGTTTATGGGGCGTTGTATGGACAGTGATACCATGCAAGCTGAGTACCCAAGGCGCAGTCAGAGGATTGCCGTATGTCTCAGCAGTTTTCGTGAGGGTGGCAAAAAGGGTACTGATATGGATGAAGAACACAAAGAGCATATTGAAGAAGTCAAATTCATAGATTCTGGATACATTGATTGCCAAGCTGATTTTGAGCTAAAGGGCTATGGCGACGATGATGATGAGGATGACAAAAACAAGGGTATTTTTGAGGGTTATGCGTCAGTATTCGGAAATAAAGATTTGGGTAATGACGTTGTTATGGCGG